CCTTGCGTAGCTTTCGTCTACTGTTTTCAAACACAAAGCGGATGTCCAACTTTGGGTGTTGCTTCTTGATAGCAAGATGCTTGCGCCTGTCTGCTGCAGTGAACATACCCTTCGTCTCAATGATGATACCGTTGTTCAGCACGAAGTCTGGAGTATAGGTGCGATACGCAAGGTCTTCCCATTCAATCTTGACTTTCTCATAGTCATACTTTATTCTGAGTTCGTCAAGATATAGGGAGACTTTATGCTCAAGTCCACTCCTATATCCATACTTTCGCGCTGCCCTAAACTGCTTATAGTTAGGCATTACATTGCCCTATCTTTGAAGAAATTTGCATCAGTCTTATGCTCATCGGCAATATGAACATAAGATACAGTCTTAGGTTGCTTGGCCTGTGACATAATTGCAGGACGTTCTTGTATGTCCGGCCAGCAGGAAAGACGATACCTACAAAATCCACACTCTGTGCCAAGTATCGTGTTACCAGTAGGCTTACCACGGAATGTCTCAGGCACTGCGTCAAAGCAGCGTTCAAACTTATTTTCTTCCACTGTATCGGCTGTCTGTTTAATGCGACCTACTTCTTCTTCAACGTCAAGACCCGTAGCTGGAACGTACTTAAACTCGCCATTAGCTTTATTTACTACCCACCAGCCACCAGCTTTCTTTCCTGATGCCTTCGCATAGCCAGCAAGTTGTGATACATAACCAAAAGCATCACCCTTCTTCAGTGTGTCGAAAGACTCAAACTTGTTAGTATACGACCAATTAGATGCTGACTTAATATCATCAACAGCACCATCAATAACAATATCGTAGGTGCCAGTGATGGATGTATCGTCGTCAAGATCAAGCGTAACCTTCTCATCATCTTCATACTTCACTCCTGCTTCCTTGAGAAGACCTTTGAAGACAGCTTCAACAATATCCCCAAGCATCATGTTCATTACGAATGTGGTAGGCAGGGGCAGTGCTTTCTCTGGTTCGTTCTTCTCAAACCAAAGCTGGCAAGTTGGTCTACCTACGTTTGACATACGCAGACCAAACTTGTCACGCTTGTTGCCCCCACCAAACTGGCGTTGAATTGCATTCATTACATCTTGACCTACCTGCGTAACGGTATCCTCAGACATTGTGGACTTACCGTTAGCAGCATTCTCCATGTATTGGTGCAACGCCAGTTCAGCAGGATGCTTCATTATGCTACCTCGTCTTCTACTTCAATGTCAACAAGATCATCCAACACAGCAACATCATCCTCTTCCATCTTGGAGTTTGCTTTCTCTGCCCAAGCGTTGACGATGTAGTTATTGTAGTTGTCGATCCACGACATGAAATCACCAAACAGAACTTGATCTTCTTGGGTCAATTCAATTGTGTTTGACACATCCAATGAGGCTATTGGCACATAGAACGAAGCACCCGTAGGAATCTTACGTTCTTCTGTGTTAGCAGTAATGGTGTGCTGGACAGGCAACCGCTGCATCTTGGCCAGCTTCTCAAAGCTACCACCAATTTCTTTGAATGCATCACGGTTGTCAATCTCCCAGATGAAAGGCGTAACTTCTACCTCAACAGGATTACCCTTGTCGTCTGTCGGATTGAGCATCTCAACTGTACCAAGCACCACACGAACACGCTTGATCTGCTTAATCAGGTCTTGCAGGTTCTGCGGCAGTGCCTTGAAGTCTTTAATGTAGCCAGCAGGTTTACCACAGTTGAACCCGCCATCATTGTCCTTCAGGTCAATGTTAAGCGTATCAGCCATGATACTCTTGATGAAGCGGTTAGGCGTATTGCCGCCGCCTTGCATGTAACGCTTGTACATGAAGCGTTGCATAAATGGGCGAAACTTAACGCTTGAGGCGTAGTGGGTTGGACCGTCCGGTATTTCCAGCTTGTAGGTTCCACCCTCAACGACTTCCACGTTTACGTTCTTACCCTTCACTTCTGCCGTACCCATGATTGGGCTGTGGTGTATGCGCATACGAGCAAGAGAACTGGACTTAGCAGATGTCTTACCCTCGTTTGCAATACCCATAGCCTTGGCCATAGCGGCATAGTTGTTAGTGTCAATGGTTGTAAGTTGTGTCATACATTTTGCTCCTTTTGTTTAGCGAATAGTGCATAGTTATATCACGCTACATCTTTAGTGTCAAGCCAATTAGGACCGATTTTTGATTCTAAAAGCAGCGGCACATTGAACTTGATACCCCACCGTAGCGTGATGAGTTCACTGAGAACTTCATTTGTCTGGTCTATGATACTGATTACTTTCTCCTCTTCGTCTGGGTGTATGTCTATGATGATGCTGTCATGTACGCTATTCACTATACACGACTGCATACCCGATAGCAAGTCATCAACATGAATTAATGCAATCGGAACTATATCCGCAGTAGCGAATGACTGCACCGGATAATTTTTGATCTGCGTAAAGTGTGACACTCTGCCACTTGCCTTTCGTACAACGTCAGGGAATGAGAACTCACGACCAGAAGGTGTGGTTATCTTTCCTGTAGTCAACGCTTCCTTCGCCAAGGTAGAATGCCAATCGGCCACTCCCTGATACTTGTTGTTAAAGTGTTCGTAGTACGCTGCTTCCGCTTTTGTTCTGCCAAAGCCCGTTGCTCCATATAGCGGCGCGAATGTATGCGCCTTCGCATCCTGTCGGCTCGTAGGCTGACCAGCATTGGTAATAACTTCAGCGGTGTATGCGTGTACATCAAACCCAGTAGATACTTCTTCAATTGCAACTCCATCCTGTGATAAATATGCGGCAGCACGAAACTCAAGCTGTGCAAAGTCAGCTTCCATAATCTTACCGCCGTTAAACCGTGACACAAATACCTTCTTCACGGGGAAGGTGCCACCACGTGGCATGTTCTGCATGTTGGGGTCTGCTCCTGAGAGACGACCCGTAGAAGTGCGATGCTGTAGCAGACGCACATGCAGCTTTCCATCTGTCTTAACGTGGGTGCGAATGCCATCAACGAATGATGACAGATACGTATCCACAGCAGACAGTCGTCGTACTTTTGACAGGAAGTCAGCAGCCTCTGTCATTTCTTTGACATGTGCTGCTTTTTCCAAAGTCTCAAGGTTTAGCTTGCTGGTGCTAAAGCCATTGGCACTAGCCCACTTTGGTGACGGTGGCTTGAACTTGAAGCCAGCGGCTGTGTCTGTTGGTATAAACAGAAAGCCTTCACCATTGCACGTGCCACATTTATTTGGCTTGGCAAAAGGCTCACCATTCTTCTTGACCTTGCGTATGTAGCCTGTGCCACCACAGTCCTTACACTGTGAGGCTTTCGTGCGATACAGCTTCTCTGTGCGTGAATTGATAGCATAGCGGAAGTCTGTATCTGACATATAAGGGTCAACAACGCTGGCCCATTCCTGTTTGTCCATAACCTTGCGGCCATAGATGACCCACGATAGCTGCTCTGGGCTATTGAGATTGATAGGAGTGTCACCCATGACTTTACGGACTTGGCTCTCCAAAGCGACGATTAGGTCTTTCTTCTCCTGCTCAAACTCTGCTTGCACCTCATCCAGCTTGGTGATGTCAACTGCAAAGCCCCGCTGGTAGATACGGGCAAGGCGTACTGCTACCTGATTACTCAGGTCAACTGTGCTGCGCAGCCCTGCGTCTTCCTCTGTATTCAGTCTATACATCAGCTTATCAGAAAGCTGCTGAGTGGCGTGTAGGTCAGCAGACAGATATGACGTAAGCAGGTCATATGGTATGTCACGTGTGCTGTAGCCTTTGGCAAAGTATTCCTTGAGTGTGTCTTGCTTACGTGTGTCAAGCAGATATCTGTTGGCACATGCCTCAAGTGATAGCGGTTCTTTCTGGCCACGCTGCAAGACATACTCTGCCAGCATAGTGTCAAAGACAGGACCATCATACTTGAAGCCTGACTCCCAAAGCCACAGCAAGTCGTATGCTGCGTTGTGTGCGATCAGGATAGTAGTCTGATCCAGATAGCCTTGCACCAAGTCAAAGGACTCCTGATCTGGAGACGAACACTCTGCATGATCGAAAGATACAATTGTTTCGTCGCCCTGATCGGTGAGCATACCCACCATTACCAGTGAGTTCTCTGGCTCAAATGGGTCAAGGTGCATCTTGCCGTCACGCTTGGTGACTGTGTTTTCTACGTCAAGTGTTAGTTTCATGCTGTATACCTCGCTGTCTGATATTCTAGTTCGCAGTGTACCACACCGTGCCAGCCTGACAACTTATTTTTTACCACATTCAGGTGACGCTGCGTGTCCTCTTCGTCTTGCCCATCTACAACAGGGTTCTTGGCAATCAGCACCATGAGGTCAGCTTCCGCTGCCTTGCCGGTACGACTACCCTCCATCATGCTCTGGTTCAGCAACACCTTGCCTTCCGCATCAGCGGAAAGCTGGGACATGTAGAACACGGCACATTCATGCTGCTTGGCAATCATACGTGCATGAACTGCATTGGCCTTCAATGCCTCGTCGGTACGAGCAAAGCCACCCGTCTTGGCAAACTTGTCGCCCATGTCGAGCAGAATGATGTCAGGCTTGTATGATTTGCAGATGCTTTCAACCCACGCCATATCACGACCAGTGGCATCCTTAATCTTGATACGTTCTTTGACCGGCGCATATAGGTCACGTGCCTTGGCTGGATTTGCTTTGATATCCCGCATTGTCATACCTGTAGCTGCTGTCAGGTATCTTGCACCCACACGGTGATAGCCTTCCTCGTTACACAAGATAATGCAGTTGGCACCCTGATGGGCAAAGCCACCGGGGCTAGCAATCAAGCTGGCGTGGAACGATGTCTTGCCGGTGTTGGGCCGTGCGCCAATCTCAATCAGATGCCCCGCATTCACACCCTCTACCTTACGTGTGAGGGTAGGGATATTGAATGTCCACCGTGCCTCAAGATCGTTACGGGCAAGCAGTGTTTCAATGTCGATGTCATCCCACTCCACACTGAGATTGGGTGTGAAGTCATCTCCATACTGCTCAAGCAGCTTACGCAAAGGCTCAAGAGTGGACTGGTCACCTGTCACATAGTCTACACCAAGATTGGCAATGTCCTCACCCACAACCTGCTGAAACAGCTTCGACAGCACTTCCTGTGCCACGTCACCGCCCATCGGTATTTCTTTCTTGATCTTGTAGAACAGGGAAGAGAAAGCCTCTTTCCTAGCGGGTGTCATTGTAGGATTGTCTGATGTGAACAACGCCTCCACCTCATCGGGTGTCAGGGTGCGTTCATAACGATCCATAGCTGTATCAATAGTCTGCTTGATCTCCCGCACGTCCTTGCTGAACAGGCGATTAGGACATTTAGCCCCACGATGGTCATCGTAGAACTCCTTATTCATTAGGCTTCTAATCAGTGATAATTCCATATAGCTTCTCCATATCTTCGGGGTTACGATACTTCAAGTCTTCATTTAATTTGAGTATCTTTACGTTGTCAACATAGCCACGTAGTTCCTTGGCCATGATAAAACTTTTCTTTAGCGCATCGGGGTCTAACGCTACAACTGCCGTCGAGAACTGTGTGAGAAATCCTTTATGCGATTCTTGCAAAGACGTTCCAAGAAGCGCAACCCCGACAAAGGATGTAGAACCGAAACCAATAACGGCAGCACTCACACAGTCCTCAACAACGATTGCTACACTACCAGAACCAATAACGTATGGCAAGCCACTTTTTCCATATTTTGTCCATTTGGGCAATCTTTTTGTCAGTGACCTGCCGGTGGCATCAACGATAGCACCGCCGTGTCGTACAGGAAACACCACTCTGTCGTCCTTGACATCGTAGTATAATCCTAGTTCGTCAGGGTCAATGTCCCATCTAGCACACCAACGACGAAGATACAGGTTGTCAGTGCGGGGTATCACGTGTCTGGGCATCTCAAACGTATCTTCCACAGCTTTAGGAACACTGAGGAAGCCAGCACGTATGTCATCCGCAGTCAGATGCACCCTCTCACTACCCTTAACACCACAGGTAAGCCGAAAGCAATTCCACAGCAGGGAACCCATGTTGTTGGTCACGGTAAAGGTACGTTCCCCACAGTTAGGACACTCCAGTCTCTTTGTAACTCCATTGGGTATGTTTAGATCACTAACGTATTTAAACATATTAGTGTTATTATATTTATACATGTTATACACCTTCCTTTGCGGCACTTGTACTGCTTGTAACATGCATTTTTCTCTCCGTCAAGGCATGATTTGCACTTTTCAAAGTATTTTTCATGTATGGCTTCACTGATGCTGGGTTAGCATGTCCTGTAACCGACATTATTTGTGCCATACCGACACCGGCCTCGACCATTTCAGTTGTACCAGTACGCCGCAGGTCAGATAGTCGCAGTTCACTTGACAAAGCTGCATCCTCCATGACTTTACGTGCATGTAACGGTAGTTTTTGCAGTGAATAGGGTCTATACTCACCCTTGATGGGGTATGGACGGGGTGCCACGTACTTCTGAAAGCCAAAGTCTTCGTGTTGTTGCGTCAACATGTCACATAGATCGTCTGAAATGGGCAGATGCACGTCTGCTTTACGCTTAGATTGCTCCAGTGTCAGCGTCTTGGCATCGAAGTCGATTGCATCCCATGTGAGTAGACGCATGTCACCTAGCCGCTGG